CTAATATTATATATATTATTTATATTATATATAAAGAGATAAGGGGGTATGGGGGAAAAGAGAAAAATTTCTCATTTTACAGCCGCTTTCCGTTTTGATGGAGATATTTTCAAAAACATATCACCCTCACCAAACAACAACCAATCAGAAGAAACGCCAAATTTTTTAATCATTGGCAAAATCCAATAGACCTCAAAAAAACCTTTGTTAAGGTCTTTTTTTTGCGCATATAAATGACGTTTGTCTATGCCAAAGTCATTGCAGTAGGTCTGTACTCCCCTAATGGCTTTTACGTCAATAATGGCTTCTAACGCCTTAAAAAAACGCTCCATCACCGCCATTGTCTCATCCCTGTAAACCCTACGCCTACTCATAAGCCCAACATGACTGACCTTTGATCGTTTTCATATTCATTGTTTGTTCAATTTTTCTATTACGGTAAGAAGACGGTCTATATGTTCGTCTTTCTTTTCCAGCAGACCGATAAACTTTTCAGATATAGCCGATATCTGATTGCCATTTCCTGACACGGCTATACTGTTATCATTGGCTATAGTCTTGGCTGTATCAGGATAGAACATACAAATATTTTTGTTGGTAACATGAGCTATTTTTTCAAGCAAACCACTTTTGACATCCTTTGCATTTAATGCAGAATGTAGCCTTTGATCGCTATCAAAACCCATCAAACGAGCCAAATCTGACAGAACAATCCCCTCTTGCTTTAAAATTTCTTTTACTTCCTCACCACTCATAATCAATTAGTTATAAAATAATATACGATTTTGTTTACAAAAACAAATATTTTTATTTGCTAATACAAACAAAACTGTTTATATTTGTCGTAACAATAAGCAAAGATATTGATACAATTAGGTAAAACATGCGAGCAAATATAAGTATATCGTGCTTATTAAGCAAGCGCATAGCAATAAAATAACAAAATGACAGCAAAAAAGACATTTAAGGAATTGTACGATGAGGAACTCAGAAAGCCTACCGCAGCACAAAAATTCGTCAGAGAGGTTTCAGAATTGACCCACCGTAGCGAAGTAACGGTCAGAATGTGGCTGTCGGGGCGGCAAGTTCCCGATGAGTTGGCGCAGACAATCATTGCTGAAAGGTATAAGGTAGATGTTAAATCACTCTTCCCTCGTGAAGAACAAAATCAATATGTATGAAAGCGAACTCAAATTGGCGAATGTGGATACTTGCAGTATTTGGAATGATTTGCCTTGTGTGCATTGCAGGAGAACCGATAAATCAGGACACATGGTATCGTGATTTCCTAATCTCAAAAGCTACCGGATTCCTATCTGGTTACATCACATACAGGCTTGCAATCTATTGGGAGGCAAAGGGCATACTCCCGGAACTTGACTTTTTTAAAGGAGGTGCGAAATGAAAGAACAATTAGATCGCATAGAAAAGCTCGTAAGGGTTGGGGCAAAAGAAGTTCTTAACGTGGAAGAGGCAGCTCTTATGCTTAGAGTATCAAAAAGCAGGGTTTACCACCTTGTAAGCAGCAGGGAAATTCCACACTACAAGAACGGTAAGAACGTGCTGTTTAAAAAGTCTGAAATAGAAGAATGGCTGTTAAGAGACCGCATTCCAACAAACAATGAGATAGACAGTAAAGCAGCTACCTACGTAGCTACCCATAAAAAATAAAATTCAACGCAACATGAAAACGATTATCATTACAAAAATTAACTTTCTGAATTTCAAAGGCATTCGGGATTTATCGGTAGAGTTTAACAAAGACCTGACAAGTATCTACGCAGACAACGGACTGGGTAAGACCTCAATCTTTGACGGTATAACATGGGTACTGTTCGGGAAAGACAGCAAAGACCGAAAGAGTTTCGGTATCAAGACCTATGACGAAAACAACCGAGTAATTCCACGTATTCCGCATGAGGTAACGGTAACATTGCTTGTGGACGGGGAAGAAGTTACATTATGCCGCAGGTATAACGAAAAGTGGACTAAAAAAAGAGGGTCTGCAGAAGAAGTGTTTGACGGACACGAGGAAGAACGTCTGTATAACGGTGTGCCATGCTCGATGAAAGAATACAATGAGAAGATTGCAGCCATGTGTTCGGAAGAGGTTTTCAAATTCATAACCAACCCCCTGTATTTCACAAAGCAGAAAGCGGATGTTCAACGCTCCATGCTTATTCGTATGGCCGGGGGTGTGTCCGATGATGAAATTGCACGTGGAAACACGGACTTCGAGAACCTGTTATCCAAACTTACAGGCAAGAACCTTGACGAATACAAGCGTGAAATTCAGGCAAAGAAACGCCGTATCAAGAATGAACTTGACATGATACCGTCACGCATTGACGAACGCAAACGTGATATGCCGACAGCCGAGGACTGGGATGCATTGGAAAGCGAGCTTGAAAGCAAGAAAAAGGCATTGGCTGACATTGAACAGCAACTACTTGATGCTTCAAAAGCCGCAGAGACGGTTAATAGCCGCAAAATGGAACTTATGAAGAAAGTCGGGGAAGTTCAGGAAAAGAAAACCAAACGTCAGTTTGAAATTCGAGAGGGTTTACTTTCAGACTTCCGCAAACAGACAAACGCACGTAATACCCTTACTGACAATATACATAAAGAAGAACGTGTCGTAAATTCATTGAAAGCCGATATTCAGGAATACGACAAACAGCTTGTAAGGTTGGCAGACGAGCGTAACCGTCTGTTGGCTGAATGGGAATCCATAAACGAGGAAAAGCTAACTTTCAATGAAGAAGAATTTATCTGTCCTACCTGTAAGCGCAGGTTTGAGGTGAACGAAATAGAAAGCAGACAACAAGAAATATCAGAAACATTCCTCAAAAATAAGGCTACACGACTGGAACGCAACAAACAGTCCGGAATGGAAATCAAACGCAAGCGTGAAGAAATAGAACAACTCAAATTACAGGCTGAGGTAAATGTATCATCCAAACAAGCTTGGATTGATGCACAAAAGGCTTCATCGCTATACCTCAATGAGCTTGTAGAACCTGAAACTGCATCCGTGATTGCGGTAGACCGTGAATATGTTGAATTGTGCAATCAGGAAACAGAGCTTTACAACCAAATCAACAACTATAACGCAACAAGCCGGACAGACAATTTAGAACTCATGGAGGGCAAGAGAACTATCAATGCTTCCATTGACGAGTTGAAAAAAATGCTCTCAAAGAGAGAAACCATTGAGCGCAACAACATGAGAATTTCAGAATTGGAAACCATGATGCGCCAGCAGTCTCAGGAGCTTGCAGAGCTTGAGGGCATAGAGTTCACTATCACGGCATTTGTAAAAGCCCGGATAGAAGCCGTTGAACGGAAGATTAACGGAATGTTCTCCATAGTCAAATTCAAGATGTATGAGCAACAAATTAACGGAGGAGAGATTGAGACCTGCGAAGCCATTGTAGGCGGAGTCCCGTTCTCTGACCTGAACGATGCAGGAAAGATTAACGCCGGACTTGACATAATCAACGCAATATGCGGCTTCGAGGGAGTTTACGCGCCTATCGTTATTGATAACGCAGAGAGTGTGAACGAATTGCTTCCTACTAAATCACAGAAGATACGCCTTGTAGTATCAAAGGATAAGGAACTTGTAATCGAGTGATACTATGGAAAAGAATAATTGGGAAACCCATTTCGAGACAGCGGAAAACCTCATGGTGCATACAATGCCCGGCGGAAGGATAATCGTAAAAGCCGACCTACGTACAGCCACCGTAAACGTGGAGCAGGACGGTAAAGTGATTGAGACACACGAAGCATTCTACTTGTCAGAATACACGAATTTTTTACAGGGTGTAGCGGAAAAAGCCGCACACCTCCAATCAATAAACAACAAATAAATTCAACGCATTATGCAAAACAATCAAAATCAAGTGGCTACCACCCAACAGGGGGCGGTAGCCAAACAACCTCGACAGATTGATGTATTGAAAAGCGTCCTTAACGCTCCATCAGTACAGGAACAGTTCACCAACGCTTTGAAAGACCACAAGGACGCATTCGTGGCTTCTATAATTGACCTTTACAACAGCGACAACCAACTGCAAGCCTGTAACCCCAAACAGGTAGTTTCGGAAGCCCTGAAAGCCGCAACGATGAATTTGCCTATCAACCGTGCGCTTGGCTTTGCCTACATCGTGGTTTTCAACAACTCTGTCAAACAATCTGACGGGACTTGGATAAAAGTACCGACACCCACATTTGTTCCCGGATACAAGGGTTACATACAGCTTGCCATGAGAACGGGACAGTACCGCACAATAAACGCAGATGTAGTATATGAGGGAGAAGTTAGAAAGGTAAACAAGCTGACGGGAGAAATCGCATTTGACGGCGAAAAGACATCCGACAGGGTAGTAGGCTACTTCTGTTACTTTGAATTGCTTAACGGCTTTGCTAAGACGCTATACATGACCGTTCACGACATGGCAACATACGCAAAGCGGTATTCCCCATCACTGAAAGCGGCTACAACGGTAGAAATGCTTGAGCAGCTTGCCAATACCACAACCGTGAGCAAAAAGGTAGGTTGGGAAGGTAATTTCAACGATATGGCATTGAAGACAGTTATCCGCAACCTCCTATCCAAATACGGTTATCTGTCCGTTGAAATGCAGGGTGCAATGGATAATGATGATGAACAGTCATATCAACATGATACCATGCTGGAAAACGCTAATTCTCAGGTGGTAAACATAGACGCTTCAAGCTATGAGGTGTTGGACAACGGAAACACAAAACAGGAAACGCCTGTTTCAGACGGTCCCGGATACTAACCTATGGAGGATGCTAAAATGAAACTGAATGTTCTCGGGAGCGACAGCAACGGCAACTGTTACATATTGCAGACCGATACGGAGGCTTTAATCATTGAAGCAGGTGTACGTATGCCTGATGTAAAAAAGGCTCTGAAATGGAATATTTCAAAGGCTGTCGGAGCTGTCGTTACTCATGAACACAATGACCATGCTAAATACATCAAAGACTTCATGCAGAACGGTATCACGGTATTGGCTCTCTATGATGTGTTCAGAGCAAAAAAGATAGACAACCTTTCATTCAGGAAAGTCATAGAAGCCAATCATGGCTACATAATCGGCGGCTTCAAAATATTTGCCATTCCTGTATGCCACGATGTGCCGTGCTTGGGTTTTATCATTGAGCATGAAGATATGGGGCGTCTGCTTTTCGTTACTGACACCATGATGCTTGAATACAGCGTTCCGGGGCTTAACCACATACTTTTGGAAGCCAACTATGCGTATGACATCTTGGATGCGAAGATAGATGCAGGTCTCGTTCCGGCTTCAATGAAACCGAGACTGATACAGTCTCACATGGAAATCAATACTACCAAAGGCATATTGAAAGCCAACGATCTATCAGGCGTGAATGAAATAGTGCTAATACACCTGTCAAACGGCAACAGCGATGAAAAAAGATTTATCCGTGAGGTGCAGGAAGTAACTGGGAAGCCTGTGTACGTTGCAGCCGCAGACATGGAACTGAATTTATGCAAAAATCCATACTGACATGAAGATACAGGTAATCAAGAAAGGCGGACGCTTTGACCTTAGAACGGTCTATGAGGCTTTCAGGGGCTTTGCCGATGGTGTGTATATGCTGACGGCTAAACGCATCAGGAAAAGCCGTAGTAACGACCAAAATTCATATCTATGGGGCTGTGTCTATCCGCTCATGCTTGATGCCCTTATTGATGCAGGTTGGGATAATTTCACAAACACGGAACAGGTACATGAGTTCTGCAAGGCACAATTCACAAAAGAAAGTGCCGTGAACAGGTTTACAGGCGAAATAGTGGAGTTTCCGCACTCGACAGCGAACATGGACACGGTAACATTCTCCACCTATGTTGATAAAATCAGGGACTTTACCCGTGAGTTCCTTAATACTGAAATACCCGACCCGGATAAGTTTTGGATACAAACTAAAAACCATAACTCAAATTTATAAACAATGGAAAAAGTATTATTCGCTGAATACTCCGAAAAGGAGCGCAAGCAGATGCTGTCCGACAATGCGGACAGCATGGAGGAGGTAGGCTACATGAAAGACTTTACCCCTGACGAAATGGAAGTGATGAAAGACAGGCTTTCAAAAATCGTGATTGACATCAACGACATTGAGGAAGAGAAAAAAGCGGCAAACGATGAGTTCAAGCTCCGAAAGAAGCCGCTGGAGACCGAAAAGCAGGAGCTTCTTGCCAACATCAAAAGCAAATCCGAATACGTCTTGGAAGACTGTTACAAGTTCTGTGACCACGAAGCACAAATGGTCGGCTACTATAACGATCAGGGCATTCTCGTGTATAGCAGACCAATGAGACCGGATGAACGCCAAAGGACAATTTTTCAGGGGTTGAGACCTGATGCAATCAACAAAGAAAAAACAGGAACTAACGATTAAAAACTTAGAATTATGCAACCAAAAGATTTGAACATCACAGTAGAGAACGGAATTAAGACCATAGAAGTGCGTACGGGGGCTGCACTTGAACCGAAAGAGCCGATAAAGGTAGAAATATGCGGAACGCTTGATGCACCCCTTAGATGGCTTGAAAAGCGTGTCTCTGAAATCAATCAAAAGCAATGCTACGCTACTGTTAATCGTGAAAGCATGAGTATCACGCTTATCATTGATGAAAAGGACTACTACCGTACATCCATAATGGGGGTGCTACAATTACACCCCACGTTCCTTAAATTCGGTATCAATCAGGGCAACTATCGCACCCCTATTGAAATGTCAGAACTTATCAAGATGAACCGCTCCTACTTCGAGAACAGACAAACCGCAATGGAGCTTGTCTCCCTATTGCGCAACTTCAAGGCGAAAATAAACAAAGAGGTTGAAGCCGACATAGACCTCAAAAAAGGCGACCGCCGTGTTCTCGTGGCGCAAAAGATTGACAGCAACCTGCCTGATGCGTTCAATATCGTAGTCCCGGTGTTCAAGGGACACAAGCCGTCAGTCATTGAGTGCGAGACCTATTTCAACCCGGATGATTTGACATGCACTCTTGTTTCTCCACAAGCTAATGACATCACGGAAGAAATCAAGGACAGTGAGATTGACAAGGTAGTTTCATCAATCAAGGAAATAGCCCCCGATATTGCAGTCATAGAAATCTGATAACCAACAACGCCCCTGCCCTTGTGGTGGGGGCTAATAAAACATCAAACTATGGCTAAATCATCATTCACAATAAGCCTGTCTTTCTACAAACCCATTTCGATGCTATCGGATGAGCAGTTGGGCAAGCTGTTCCGGGCGATATTCCAATACCAACTCGGTTTGGAAGTGGACATCGGCATAGACAAAGATGTGTGTATGGCTTTCGAATTTTTCAGAAGTCAGTTTGAGGTTGAGCATGAAAAATACCTGCACCGTGTTCAGGTAAACCGTGAGAACGGGCGCAGGGGTGGCAAAGCTAAAAAAACAAAACAGGCTGAGCAAACGGAAGTTACAGCTTCAAGCGAAACAAGCAATTCGGAGCAAATGGGAGCGAATGAAGCAAATCGCTTACCCAATCCGATACCTTCTAAAAATGTAAAAGTGAAGTACGGGGATTTTGTCAGAATGATGGAAGACGAATATTCCAAGCTCGTAAATGCCTACGGAGAAGACGGCGCAAAAGAGCTTGTAACGATACTTGACAATTACAAGGCTTCATCCGGAAAACGATATAAAGACGATTACCGTGCAATCCTGAGTTGGTGTGTAAAAGAGTATTTGAAACGAAACAATAACAATCATGCAGCGAATTTTGGAAAAAGAACAGAAGATAGACGTACAGGCGTTGAAGTCAGTGCTACTTCGGCTGAAGACTACAAGGGAACATTTTAGGTTTCCATGCACAAATGAACAGGCTTTTGACATAATGAAAGCTGCATATATAGCCGAAGTAGAGTTCAGGAGAAGAAAATACATTGAGGATAAGAATGTAATATCAAATCTTAAACGTGTATCAGAGTTCCTGACCGATAACGGAAATAAGTTTGGCATAATGCTTTGCGGCGTGTGTGGAAATGGCAAAACAACTATGTTGTACGCCTTTCAAAGTGCATTGAATTTTCTCATATCATCCAACTATGTAAGCCGGGACTTTGGAATACGCATCATTGATGCAAAAGACCTGTTGCACTATGGAAAAGACTTTGAAAAATTCAGTCAGATAAAGCGAAACAGCATGATTGGCATAGAGGATTTAGGCAGAGAGGAAACAGGTGTTCTTGACTATGGAAATCTGCTAAATCCCGTAATTGATTTGCTTGAATACAGGTATAACTGCCAACTGTTCACATTCATAACTACTAACCTTACCCCGAAAGACATCCGGGATAAATACGGGAAACGTATCGCCGACAGGTTTAACGAAATGCTGGAGGTGGTAGTATTCGAGAACGAGACATACAGAAATCTGAAATAAAAATCAATCAACGCAACAATATGTATCAGTTAAGAGATTATCAGAAAAGGGCGAGCGATGCTGCAACGGCTTTCTTTCAAAACCGCAATGACAACAAGAACGCAATCATAGTATTGCCGACAGGCAGCGGTAAGAGCCTTGTCATTGCAGATATAGCATCACGGCTTGACGCTCCTACCCTCATATTTCAACCAAGCAAGGAAATTTTGGAGCAGAATTTCGCAAAGCTGCAATCTTATGGTATTTGGGATTGTTCTGTATATTCTGCTTCATTCAACAGCAAGGAAATACGCCGAATCACCTTTGCAACCATAGGTAGCGTGAAAAGCAATCCGCAACTGTTCCGGGCGTTCCGCTACGTGATTATTGACGAATGCCATTTGGTAAACCCCAAAGAGGGTATGTACAAAGACTTCCTTACTGCAATCAAATGTAAAGTTTTGGGACTTACGGCAACCCCGTACAGACTGTATTCAAGCCGAGATTTTGGCTCGATGCTGAAATTCATTACCCGTACAAGACCATGCGTGTTTTCAAGCGTCCTGTATTATGTGCAGATAGGCGAGCTTTCAAGACGTGGCTATCTTTCTCCTATGAAATACTATCAGGAAAGCCTGTTAGACATGAAGAAGCTACGCCACAACACGACAGGTGCGGATTTTTCGGAGAAATCCGTTTTGGCAGAATATAAGCGTGTGAACTTCTACCAGCATTTGTGCAACATCATAGAGCGACTTTTGAGAGTAAACCGCCGGAGTATATTGGTTTTTACCCGTTTTTTGAGAGAAGCGGAAAGGCTAAACAAAACATTCAGTTGTTGCGCTATCATTTCAGGGACAACCCCGAAAAGCGAGCGTGAAGAAATACTGCAAAAATTCAAGTCGGGCCAGATAAAAGTGGTTGCCAATGTAGGCGTACTCACTACTGGATTTGATTATCCTGAGCTTGATACGGTGGTACTTGCACGCCCCACGATGAGCCTTGCGCTCTACTACCAAATGATAGGCAGGTCTATCAGACCGCACAAGGACAAACCCGAAGCGTGGATAGTGGATATATGCAACAACTATTGGAGGTTTGGGCGTGTGGAAGACCTCATGCTGACGGAACGTCAAAAAGGTATGTATCAGATTGAGACGCACGAGAAAACCCTTACAAATGTTTACTTCTAAATTGAAATGACGATGAAACCATATATAGAATTTCTCAAAGACAAAATGGCGATAAGCCATAACACAGGTTTTGATGTATCACCCGAAGAACTGACACAGACGCTTTACCCCCATGTCAAAGACTCTGTTCGCTGGGCGGTACAGGGTGGTTGCAGGGCGATTTTCAGCAGTTTCGGTATGCAGAAGACAGTAACCCAACTTGAAATCATCCGTGTCATTCTAAAACATGAGGGTGGCAAAGGATTGATTGTTTGCCCTAAACGTGTAATAGTAGAGTTCCTGCATCAGGCAAAGGTGCATTTGAATATGGACGTTACCTATGTACGCACCATGCAGGAAGTGAAAAAGTGCCCGACAGACATAATGATTACCAATTACGAACGTGTACGTGACGGAGAAGACGGAGTGAAAATAGAACCGTCATACTTCACCGTGACATCGCTTGATGAAGCAAGCGTATTACGTGGATTTGGAACAAAAACCTATCAGGAGTTTTTACCGTTGTTCAGAAATGTTCCGTACAGATTTGTAGCGACTGCTACGCCCTCTCCAAACAGATACAAAGAGTTGATACATTATGCAGGTTATTTAGGAGTAATGGACACGGGGCAAGCTCTTACAAGGTTTTTCCAAAGAGACAGTACAAAGGCAAACAACCTGACGCTATACCCACACAAGGAAAAGGAATTTTGGCTATGGGTAAGCACATGGGCGTTATTCCTAACTAAACCATCAGATTTGGGCTATCCTGACACAGGATATGAGTTACCTGAATTGAGAGTACATGAGGAAATAGTGTTAGTGGACAATACATCGTCCAAGGTGGATCGTGACGGACAGACGTTAATGTTCCGATCTGCAGCATTGAGTTTGGCAGATGCTTCACGTGAAAGGCGAGATAACATGAGATTGAAAATAGACCGTGTCGTGGAAATTATTAACCGTCCTGAAAATAAGAACGATCATTTCCTTTTATGGCACGACTTAGAAGATGAACGGATCGGGCTTTGCAAAGCTATTCCCGGATGTAAGGCTGTATATGGCTCACAGGACGATGATGAAGCTGACGAGGTTATAAAAGACTTTAAAGAGGGACGTTTAAAATATCTTGCAGCAAAGCCTGAAATGCTTGGAGAGGGATTGAACTTCCAATACCACTGCCACAAGGCTATCATGTTTATAGATTACCGCTTCAATGATAAGTTTCAGGCAGTGGCACGCATACACCGCTTCATGCAGAAATACCCGGTCGATCTGTATTTAGTGTATACTGAGAGCGAGCAAGAGATTTACAAGAGCTTCATGCAGAAGTGGGAACAACATAACCACATGGTTAAAAACATGGCGAATATCATCAGAGAAAACGGTCTGTTCGGTGTTCAAGCGGAAGAAAAGATGATGCGCTATATATTCTCGTGCCGTGAGGAGTGTTCCGGAAAGATGTGGAAAGCCATAAACAACGACAACGTGATGGAATGTCAGAATATGCCGGACAACTCGGTCGGTTTAATGGTAACAAGCATACCGTTCTCAAACCACTACGAATACACGCCGACATACAACGACTTCGGGCATAACGAAGATAACGGCAAATTCTTCGAGCAAATGGACTACCTGACACCCGAATTATTCCGAATACTACAACCGGGAAGACTTCTCTGTGTACACGTTAAAGACAGAGTTTTGTTCGGTAACGCCACAGGTGACGGTATGCCGACCATAGACCCGTTCTCTGATATGACGGTATTTCATTACATGAAGCACGGATTTAGATACATGGGACGTATCACGGTCGATACAGACGTGGTAAGGGAGAATAACCAAACCTACCGCTTGGGATATGGCGAAATGTGCAAGGACGGCTCTAAAATGGGCATAGGCTGTCCTGAATATGTACTGTTGTTCCGTAAACTTCCGACCGACACCTCAAAGGCTTATGCGGATGTGCGTGTAGAGAAAAGCAGGGACGAATATTCGCTTGCACGTTGGCAGATTGACGCTCATGCAAGCTGGAAATCATCCGGCAACTCCCTGTTGAGCTACGAGGACATGAAAGGCTTGGGCATTGATAAGATACGTTCTCTATTCAGAAAATACGAAAAGGAACATATCTACAACTACGAGGAACACATCGCTTTTGCGGAGGAATTGGAAGCCTACGGTAAACTGCCTAAAACATTCATGGCGATAGACCCTGTGAGCAAAAAGGATTGGATTTGGGACGATGTTACCCGGATGCGCACTCTCAATACAAAGCAATCGCAGAAGAAACGCCAAAACCATATTTGCCCGTTGCAGCTTGACATCGTGGAGCGGCTCATCGAACGTTACTCTAACAAAGGCGATGTGGTATTCGACCCGTTCGGTGGTATTCAGACTGTCCCCTATTGCGCTGTTAAAATGGGACGCAGGGGATTATCTACCGAACTGAATTATGACTACTGGAAAGATGGGCTTTCTTACTTGCAGGAGGTTGAAATGCAGGTAAAAGCACCGACATTGTTTGACTTAATGGAGGTTGGCTAATGCTAACTCATGGCAGTTTGTTTAGCGGTATAGGCGGTTTTGACATTGCTGCCGAATGGATGGGATGGCAAAACGCATTCCATTGTGAAATAAACGAGTTTTGTACCACAATCTTAAATTATCATTTTCCAAATGCAGAACACTATACAGACATTACAAAAACAGATTTTTCCAAATGGAGAGGGTGTATCGATGTACTCAGCGGAGGCTTTCCGTGCCAACCGTTCAGCGTTGCAGGACAGAGAAAAGGAGCAGATGATGACCGTTATCTCTGGCCGGAAATGTTACGAGCCATTCGAGAAATCAAACCGACTTGGGTTATTGGTGAAAATGTTGGTGGAATCATCACGATGGTACAGCCCGGCAAGACGCTTGAATTGGGTTGCTCAACCTCTCTTTTCGGAGAAGACTACGAGGATGAGGAAATGCACCAGCAGTTCGTTGTCGAGACCGTATGTACAGACCTTGAGCGTGAGGGATATTCCGTCCAGCCGATACTTGTTCCGGCTTGTGCCATCGGTGCGCCACATCGAAGAGACAGGGTTTGGTTTATTGCCAACCGTACAGACACAGGGGTTGAAGCGATGCAATGCAGACGGAAAGACAGAATTTCTACCGTTGGAGCTATTACCAACACCGAGAGCCAACAAAGTGAACGATATAGACCTGAACAATCCACAAATGGCTCAACGGAACAAAGGGAATTTGGAAGAAGCAATAGCGAAAATAATTCAGAATACGCCATGCGAGGATGGGAAAATTTCCCAACTCAATCCCCTGTTTGTAGAAGAAATGATGGGCTTCCCTTTAATGTGGACGACCTTGCCATATCTTTTGCACAATGGAGAAAAGAGTCAGTCAAAGCCTACGGTAACGCCATAGTTCCACAAGTGGCGTACGAGATATTCAAAGCTATTCAAGAAACGTATAATCAGTAACAATCATGGATAATTCAATTTACAAACAATGTACAGAGTGCGGACAGACAAAGCACATTTCGGAGTTCAGCAAGTCATATCCTAATAGGTGCAAGGTTTGTGTAGCGGAACATACAAGAATGGTACGTGCAGCACAAAAACTGACTGCAAGAGTAAAACTAACGGGTGAAATTGTAGAAGTTGAGCCATCAGGCACTATGCAAGTATCATGCGGCTCATTCATAACAAAAGACGGTCGAAGAATACCCGGAACAGCACTTGAATTTGAAAAAGCCATAGACTGGGAACAGCGCAGGTATGAGATAGCAAAGGCGGTTATACAAGGACGATTAAGTAATCAGTATGGAGATGTGCTTGTTGGAGAAAGGAATTTTGCAGGAGTAGCTGCAAGTGCTGTGGAATTTGCTGATGCGCTTATCGCAGAATTGAAGAAAGGGGTGCAAAATGAATAATGATAATAGACATTGCAGCGAGTGTGTACACTATGAGCCATGCCAAGATTTTAGGATATACTGCAAGGCTCTACAACGGAGAATAACGGCAAGGAAATCAGCCAAAAACTGTAAGTATTACGAAATCAATCAAAATCATGGCACAGGAAAGCATAGACAACTTTATTCAGATTGCTAAGGAATACGCAAAGGCTGAAAAGGAATTGGGTGTTCAGCGGTGGGTATTCATCAGCATTGAATGCACCGAAGAAAGCGGCAATAATGTACGCCTATTCAGTTATGATTTGCCTCGTGAAGTGTACGAACGCAGAAAGTGGGTGGTAGAATGGAGAAAATCAAAACTTGTTTGTCAATACCCAAAAGGCAATGTGAGCGTTTTTCATTCCTACTATGATAAACGTTTAGGATTGAACATACGCATGAACGAGGATTTACGAAAGCTCATATCGGCAAAGTCACAGGTTACAAAGGTTAAGCGCAAGATTGAGGAATATGTAGCCTACAACCGGGCGCATAACCTGTTCTTTGATGAGGATAACGATGTGGATCTGCAGAAAGCCCGCGAGAAGCTCGCAATGAAAATTGCCAATGTACAAGCGGCAGAAAAAAGAATGAAATTAAAAATCGAACAAATACAAGAGGAAAAGAAATGATTACAAAAGAAACAGCACGCAGGATTTACAACTGCTACCAACAAATCGAGGAAATAGACAGGCTAAAGAAAGAAATGCTTGAAGAAGTTGAAAGGATCAGGAAACGTGAAACAGAAAGCCACGAGCCTATACCTGACAGCCCATATGGCAGGTTTGGTAAAGGTATGCAGCTTGGAGTACCTGACGGAGTATGTTCCTCAATGAGAATATTCAATATCTCTCCTGGTATAGGTGTAAAGGTGATGGACGAACAACGGGATAAGTTGGAGAAAGAACTACGAGAATTTGAAACTATAGCACGGTTGGAACTTTTAGAAAACACATAGAGTAAGCATGAAACAATGAGAGTTTTTCGATAAGGTTGCATTGATACAGAATATGCGATAAAGGAAACTATTGAACTAATTAAAGATAAATTATAGGAGATACGAAAATGAAGATAACACCAAAATTCACATTTGCGTCAGGAAGTTTTGATACTGACGATGTAAAAATGATTTGCTTGCCAAGCGATAATCACGGCAAAGTATCTTTGTGCATCAAAGATAAAGAGTCCGGGTGGAATATACCTATTGGAGGGGTGAAATTGTATGACAAAGACCTATATATAGACTTCAAAGCTACTTTGGAAGATGCAACAAAGTTAGGCAACGAAATCGCAAGGCGTTGGAATGAGTTTGAGGATTGGCACGATTGCAATAACACTGATGATGTTCCACAAAACACTGAATGGTGCTTGCTCCGTGTAGAATATGTGTGCGATGGTGAAAAAGCGGTGGATTACCTCACTTCATCATGGAACTTTGGTTGGATTGGCGATTACTTGGATAAGATAGCCGACAACTTCGAAGATTATAAGATAACCCATTGGAAGTACATAAACAGACCGAAAGGAGTTGAAGAATGAACTTTCAGAACTATATGAATGCTTTGGAAAACAAGATAGAAACATTGCAAAAAGAGTTTGAGGAGCTATGAAGCCAAAAGAGTTTTTCGACAAGGTGGCACAGATGCGCCGTATGCAAAAGGAATATTTCAAGACACGTTCCTCAATGGCTTTTTCCAGAAGCAAACAGTTAGAGAAAGAGATTGACGATGAAATAAAGCGAGTAGAGGGTATTCTTGGACGTTCAGAGCCACGTCATCGACAAGGAAATATATTTAACGAATAAGCCCAACATAGGGCAAATGAACATCAAAAACGAATAGCAATGAAAAAGAAAATCATCATCACACTCTCGAAGCGTTTTCCTCAGACACATTCGAGGAAAGGAGAACCAACCCATTTCAGGGAGAAGTTAGGCAATGCTTTAAACGATACACCCGAAACAATGATAGACAACGGAGGCACAACAGTCTCCGTCAATTCCCGAAAGATACACACTATACGGAAGAATTTTATAAGGTGGCAGCATAACCTTGACAAAATAAGCGGTGGAGGTTTTTACCTTTCAATCCGTCAATGGAGCGCACGACCTTACAATTCGCCACAGGAAGAAATCTTCCAACTGCATGACAACGGTATCGGTTGCCAACGTATAACCATGTCATACTCCCCCGACACAAAAGAAGTCAAAGCGGTAATAGATGGCAAATACACTGCAAATGTAGAGCAAATTGCAGCGAATGACGGTTTGCAAGTAAGTGAGTTCTTGGAATGGTTTTTCGGCAAAAATCCAACAGAAAAGAAACTGTTTTCGGGAGTTATCATCCATTTTACCCCATTCCGGTATGGCTCTGATACTAACAAGTTAGTAGAAGATAGTATAGCATAATATATAATAATAAATAATATTAGTAGTACAATGGCTTCAATAAACAAAGCAATTATAGTAGGGTTTGTAGGTCAAGAGCCGAAAATTGATACGCTCCAGTCAGGTGTAAAGATAGCTTCATTCTCCGTTGCTACCACCGAGAAAGGGTACACGACACAATCTGGAACAACGATCCCAGACAGGACGGAATGGCACAGCATTGTCCTTTGGGGAAAGCTTGCGGAGGTCGCAGGGAATTACCTACACAAAGGTTCATCGGTATATGTCGAGGGAAAGATACGCACCCGGTCCTATGATGACAAAAACGGAATAAAGAGATACGTTACAGAAATCCATGGGGACATCATGCAGATGCTTGACCGAAAATCTGACGGAGGCAACCAACAGCAATATATAGGTCAGAGTGCAAACAGCAGTGGAGGTTCTACAAACCCAGAAGATGATGACCTACCATTCTAAACCGAGTGAATGTATGAGACATGACGAAAGTAGAATACAGGCAGCTTGCGTAAAGTGGTTTAGGCTTCAATATCCACATTTCGCACCTAACCTGTTCGCCGTACCGAACGGAGGACAAAGGGGAAAGTTCGAGGCAAAGATTATGAAAGGCGAGGGAGTAACAGCCGGAGTAGCGGATTTGCTACTGCTCCTACCATCCAAAGGGTATCATGGTCTGTGTATCGAAATGAAAACAACTAAGGGCAGACAGAGAGACACGCAAAAGGCGTGGCAGAAATCGGTTGAGAGTGTCGGTTACAAATATATATTGTGTCGCTCTATCGAGAGTTTTATCGCACAAGTGAATGATTATTTGAGGTAAAAATCTTTTTTTGGAATAAAGCGTGCTTATTAAGTACGCTTTATTAGTATATTTGCATTAGTCTAACATTTCTAACAAATAAAAATAGCATGGAGATTTTAACAAAAGCAGATGGCTTGATACTGATATTTGGTTATTTCATCGCAATGCTCGGTATCATAGCCTTGCTCAAAAAGAGAGAGAACACCAAAGAAGAGTTCTTGGTGGCTGGCCGTTCCGCTTCATGGATAATGACCGCCTTTTCGATGGCGGCAACATGGGTATGGGCGCCGAGTATGTTCACGGCGGCAGAGAAAGCATACACGCAAGGATTGGCAGGCGTATTTTGGTTTGTTGTGCCAAATGTACTTACACTCATCCTGTTTGCGTTCTTTGCAAAAAAAATGCGTGATTTGCGCCCAAACGGATGGACATTCTCGGATTATATCAGGGTAAAGTACAGCAACAGGGCGCATAATATGTACTTGATTGAAAGTTTCGGGCTTCAAACCTGCTCAATGGCAGTACAGCTATTAGCCGGGGCAACCATATTCCACAAGATAACGGGGCTTCCGTTCTTTTGGACTACCGTAATGCTCGCTGTCGTTCCTTTGGTCTATTCTGTGATGCACGGAATACGTGGCAACATCGTTTCAGACTTCGTGAAGATGGGCTTCATCGTGGTTGTGCTACTCATGGGATTGCCGATTATGACCTCAAATGCCGGATTTGATACATTCCTGAATGGTTTTGGCGGTATAAGTGGGGATTTCGGAAGCCTGTTTGACAGCAACGGCATTGCGGTAATGCTTTCCTTTGGAATACCGACAACGATAGGGCTTCTTTCAGGGACATTCGGCGACCAGATGTTTTGGCAGCGTGTTTTTTGCGTGAAACAGGACAAAGTTAAGCGCACGATGATAACGGCGGCTTTTATCTTCGCCATAGTGCCTATTTCTTTGGCTTCATTCGGTTTCTTTGCATCAGGTGCAGGTTTGGATATTGCCGACACGCAGCTTGTCAATGTAGGGGCTGTTATAGCCTTTACCCCAAAATGGTTCTTGTACCTGTTCTTCCTGCTTATCTTGTCCGGGCTTATTTCAACGGTAGATAGTATTTTGTGTGCAGTCTCATCCATTGCAGGGCATGACATTCAAATGAGAATTTCAGGCTCAGGAAAACCGGGAAGCCTTACCGCTATACGCATCGGTGGCAGATTGCTTAACTCTGTGGACTTGGCTCGTATCTCAATGTTCGTGATTACAGCCCTTGCCATTTGCATAGCAAACATACCGGGAATAACGATTACTTACCTGTTTCTATTTTACGGAACATTGAGAAGCTCCGTAATGTTACCCACCATATTTGCGATAAAAGGCTGGAGAATGTCAGAACGTGGGCTTTATTATGGCATTATGGCAAGCCTTGTAATCGGACTTCCGATTTTCGCTTACGGAAACCTGCATAACAACATTCCGCTTATCCTCACAGGCTCAATACTGACTATCTGTACATCAGGCATAATGGCTCGCACGATGAAAGACAAGCCGACCGCCGACAGGAACATGAATTTATACTAACCCCAAAACAATTACAGATGAAAAGATTTTTATTCCTCATAGCAGCCGTGTTCCTCATGGTTGCAACCGCAAAGGCACAGATTTATGACGGTATCACACAGCCGACAAAGTACCGTGTTTGGCTATCGCTCAACCAACCTTATGACGGTGGCACAGCCACTTTCAACCCGTTTGTAGGCTACAAGGTGGACGTTGCAAAATGGTTTAATGTTACAGGCGTGGCGCAGTACAATTTCAGCACGGAAGCGTTCACCCCTGCCGTTTGGCTTAACTTCAATATCGCCGACCGTTTCTATATCCTGAGCCGGAACATCTACGATTGGAAAGCCAACAAGTATAAACAGACGATTTCAGGAACTGTAAAACTGCCTTTGGGCTTCATGGTGGATGCCACTTGGGAAAACCTGTTCAACGGGGACAACTTTTGCGATGGCGACAGGCTGCAAGTAGTAGGCGGTTATGCCTACAAATGGATTGTGTTCAATGCCGGGTATTCCATGAGAGCGCATCCGGGAATGATTGCGAATGTACGCTTCAAGCTGACCCCCGAATTGTGGTTTCAGCTAAAATATGACGGCGGCATGGAAACTATCGGCTTCAACGTGGCTTATAACTTCAACTGACAACGCACCATGAAACAGATTATCGGAAAGAAACAGACCTCAAGCAATGCCGATTTTGTAAAGGCGTGGAATGAGATAGAAAGCCTTGTTTCCCGTGAGGAAGCACAGGCTATCGTGGATAAGGCAGTAGCCGACATAAGACGACAGACAGCCGGGAAACGTGCCGGGTACGCTTGGAGCGGCGGCAAGGACAGTCTTGCCTTGCAGTACGTTTGTGAAAAGGCTGGCATATCGGATTGTGTCATAGGCATTGCGTCAAAGCTCGAATACCCTCAATTCATGGACTGGGTAAATGTCAACAGCCCCAAAGGATTGAAGATTTGGGACAATACCAAACTTGACCTGCAATGGCTCGCGAAACATCTTGATATGCTGTTTCCGACTGATAGCACGAAAGCGGCTCAATGGTTTCACATGATACAACACAGAGCGCAAGCATGGTTTTTCAAGGAAATGCAGCTTGATGTCATTTGTCTTGGCAGACGCACACAAGACGGAAACTACACAGGTGGCAAAGGTCAGAACTGCTACACCGACAAAAAGGGGGTTACCCGGTTATCCCCTATCGCCGACTGGAAACATGAAGAAGTGCTTGCAGTTATACACTATTTCATGGGGCGCAATATGCCACCTATCTATGATTGGGAAAACGGCTTTGTAGTAGGCACAGGAACATGGGCGGCACGTCAATGGTGCGACTCTGTACAAAACGGCTGGCAACAGGTTTACAACATCGCACCTCAAATCGTGGAGGAAGCGGCTCAATATATCGAATCAGCAAAACAATTTCTAAACGCTAAATAATATGTCAAAAGTAAAAGTAACACAGGAACGCAAGACCGTTCCCGTATCAGAATTGAAAGAGTTCCCCAACAATCCGAACATTCACCCGGAGGAACAGGTAAAGGCAATCGCTCAAAGTATGGAAACATACGGACAGTATTACCCTATCATTGTGGATGAGAAGCTGCAAATCTTAGCCGGACACGGTAAGAAACTCGCACTTGAAAAACTCGGTCGAAAAGATGCAGATGTAGTCATCATGCACGGTTTATCCGACAAACAAAAGATGAAACTTGTATTGGAAGATAATAAAATCCAATCACTAAGCTACATCAATTTCAGCAAAGTGGAAGACATCATCCGTGAAATTGGGGAAACAGGTATTATCGGCTATACTGACGATTATCTTTCCGCTATCATCAACGAGGTATCAACGGACAACATGGGAGTTGATTTTTCCCAACCTGCACAAAAAAAGTCCATTGAGACAATTCCACAGGCTAAACAAGAAGAACAGCATGAAGAATTTGAGGACATTGAAAGCGGAATGCAACCTGCCCGTACCATGATTTGCCCTCATTGCGGTAAGGAGATAACATTATGAGCAAGCAGAGAGACCTTTTCGAGCCATTGAGGAAATTACAGTTTATAGACCGGGATTTAGTCAAGCCGAATGACTACAACCCGAACAAGGTACTTGAAAAGAACTTGAAACTCCTTATGGAAAGCATTCTCAACAACGGTTTTTGCTTTCCGATAGTCATACGTCCTGACTACACCATTATTGACGGTTTCCACCGTTGGATGGTGTCGGGGCGTGAGCCATTAAAGACACTACTCGGAAATAAAATCCCTGTTGTCATAGTGGCACACGAGAACGCAACGGACGATATGGCCGGAACTGTTACGTTCAACCGTGCAAGAGGCACGCACCTGCTTGAGCCGATGGAAAACATCGTGAAGAAACTGCTCGATGAGGGACTTTCCGTAGACGAAATATCAAAGAAGCTGGGCATGAGCCGTGAGGAGATTTTCCGTTTGTCGAAGATAGACCGGGAAACATTCCTTAAACTCGTTACGCAGCGACATCAGACATTCAGCAAGGCGACAATAATTAAACGTGGATAGACTATGTTCCAAAAGACACTGAACATTTCGGTCGTGGACGCTGCCGAACGCAGGGTACTTGAAGCGTTCAATAACAACAAGCTCATTACATTGAGCTTTTCAGGTGGAAAGGACAGCATTTGTATGGCTGACATCGTGGTAAAGACGATGCAGAAGTACAGCATACCGTTCTCTCGCCTGATTGTGATATTCTTCGATGAAGAAGCCATTTACCCGGATGTTGAGGAGATAGTGAAAGACTGGCGTTCTCGCTTCCTGTCCTATGGTGCTAAATTCTATTGGTTTTGCTTGCCTATAAAGCATTTCAACTGTTGTAACAAGTTGGCTAACGATGAAAGCTTTATTTGCTGGGAGACGGGTAAGGAAAACGTTTGGGTGCGCCCCATGCCAAAGTTTGCAATACGCAACCACAAGGATTTCAGGCTCGGTATGTCATATCAGCATTTTGCAAAAAAGATTTTCAAGAAATTGCCACAAATGGTAGGATTGAGAATGGCTGAAAGCATACAACGTAGGGCGGCTATCTCACTAAAAACGGAAAAAAGCACTTTCATCTATCCCCTGTATGATTGGAAAGACAGCGATATTTGGCTATACATTAAGCTGTACGGGCTTCAAATCCCTAAAACCTACATCTACCTGTATAAAGTTGGTGTTGCGTTGAATAAGCTAAGAATTTCGCAGTTCTTTTCCATTGATACGATTAAGACCTTGCCAAAAGTTATGGAGTTTTACCCGGACTTGTATCAAAGGGTATTGCGCAGAGAACCTAACGCTGACCTCGTGATGCTGTATTGGGACACGGATATGTTCCGAAGCACCAAGCAAGACCAAAAGTTCGACCTCGAAAACGGCAAGGACTACAAGAAGATGCTCAAAGAGGAAATGATGAAAGCGAGCCGCAATCCTGATATGTATCCGGGATATAAGGACGCTAAAAAGATTTACGCGCGTGTGGATGATCGTACTTCATCGAAAGTATGCCAACGGCTTTATCAAATGTTGGTGGCTGGAGACCCAAAGAAACGTATCTACCGGGTATTGCTGTCAGATATTATAGAAGAAAACATAAAATTGGAGGAAAAACGTGGCAACAAATGAAACAATACGAGAACGCATAGCCAAAGACAAACAGGCTGTGCTTGAAGCCCTGAACAAAAGTTCAGGCATTGTGGCTTCTGCTTGTAAAGCCGCCGGAATATCACGTTTCACTTTCTACAAATGGCTGCACGACGATAAGGACTTTGCGGAAAAGGTGGAAGATGTACAGGAACTGCAAAAGGACTTTGCGGAAGCACTCATTTTGAAAAAGATGAAAGAGGGCGATACCACCATGATTATTTTCTATGCCAAAACGAAAATGAAAGACAGGGGGTACAGCGAACGTGTGGAACATACCGGAGCAAATGGAGAGCCTTTGATAAAGGCGGCGGAAATAGACATCAGTAAACTAACTGACGAACAGCGAAAGGTATTGCTTTCTATTGGAGAACAGGCTTTAGATGATAAGGAACATTGATTATACGGCATTAGGAATACAAATCGTTGCAGACGAATGTAGAAAGAGCTTTTTCTATTTCGTGAAAACATTTTGGGATGTTATCATTTCAGAAAAGCCCATCTATAACTGGCATATCGAATACCTGTGCGATGAGTTGCAGAAGCTCTCGGTATCAATAATAAACCGAAAGCCGAAGCCGTATGACCTTATCATCAATATTCCACCGGGAACGACAAAATCAACAATCGTTACTATCATGTTCCCTGTATGGTTGTGGACTAACGACCCCACATTGAGAGCCATCACAAACTCCTATTCAGGCGGTCTGTCAATAGAACACGCTACCAAGTCAAAAGACATCATCCAAAGCGACAAGTTCAGAAAACTGTTTCCCGAAATCGTACTGAGACGTGACAAGCAAGGAAAACAGCATTACGAGAACACACAGGGAGGCTTCAGATACGCCACATCAACAGGAGCGACAATTACAGGTTTCCATGCCCACGTGATAATCAATGACGACCCTCAAAACCCGAAACAGGCGGACAGTGAGCTATTGCGCTTACAAGCAAACGAACATGTAAAAACACTGTCCTCACGTAAGGTAAACAAAGAGAACACCCCGATAATCACCGTAATGCAGAGGTTACACGAAGAAGATGTTACGGGCTACTTATTGAAACGAAAAGGAGAAAATATACGACACGTTTGCCTCCCAGCGGAACTGTCGGATATGGTAAAGCCGATAGAACTACGTGAAAAATACGTAGACGGGCTTCTTGACCTTGTAAGGCTTAACAGATCTGTATTGGAAGAAGCCAAAATCGACCTTGGCAGTCTTGGGTATGCGGGACAATACGAGCAGTCTCCGATAGTGGACGGCGGTAATATCGTCAAGGAAGACTGGTTTAGAAAAATATCATACGCCGACTTCATGGCTTTACGCTACCGGGAAACGATGCACTTCTATCTTGATACCGCCTACAACAAAAAAAAGAAGAACAGCGATAACGACCCAAGCGGTATTTTGGCAGCTTGCCGGATAAAGAACTGTATCTACCTGTTCGATGCTCAAAAGGTATGGAAAGAAATGCCCGGCCTATTACGTTTCTTGCCCGAATACATGGCATCGCACCTTTCATCAGGAGAAAGTAAGCTGCATGTTGAGCCAAAGGCTAACGGTATAAGCGTAGTACAAATGCTGAAAGAAATATCGGTACTCAATGTCAAGGAAACGCCGACACCTGACGACAGCAAGGAGGTAAGGTTTAGAGCCGTTTCACCACGTATCGAATGTGGCAGGGTTTACATTGTGGAGGGCAGTTGGAATGAGGAATTTTTGAAAGAGGTTTGCGGCTTCCCGACACAGCCACATGATGAGTACGTGGATATTCTCGGATATGCTATAAATGACCTGTTGAGTGATGATGACGACATTAACTATGACGCACTCGACAAATCTATTTTTGGATTGTAAACAAATTAAATATCAAACTAATATGGGTTTATTTGAAGTTTTTCGGAATTCTGTTAATTCCATTATCGGACGAAATCAAGAGTTCGAGAAGCTGTTGCAGTCAAAAGACATCAGTGCGGTCATGGACCAGATGAGCAACAGGCAATCGCTTATTCTTGACGCAATCAAGGACTATGACACGTTCTCACACGAGATAATGAACCGTGAGGACAAAATCATCACTGATAAAAACGGCAATTTCAGACGCAAGGAATCCGTTTGGAAACTGCCTGTTCCATATCAGGTGTATATCAATGAAATTTCGCTAGTGTTCCTGTACGGAAGACCTGTGAAATGGTCTCAATTATCGGAAAATACAGATGAAGCTTTCAAAAAATTTACCGATGTTATCCGGCATACACGCTTTGACAGCAAGATACGGCAATGCAAGCGCATAGCTGGTGCTGAAACAGAAAGTGCGATGCTGTTCCGAGTATTCAGGAACGATGAGGGTAAACCCGATGTACAAATCCGGGTACTTGCAAAAAGCAAGGGGGATGATATCTATGTACGATGGGATCAGTTTGAGAATATTATTTCCATCGGCTGGGGATATTATGTCAGAGTGAACGATAACGTTGAATACCACTTCGACATCTACACCCCCAAAACCATATACAAGTGTGTGCGTGGCAATCTCGGTTGGGATGTGGAGGAAGAAGAAAACCTTATAGGCAAAATCCCAATTATCCTGTTCCAACAAAAAAAGGAATGGGCTGGTGTTGAACCTTTGATACACCGTGAAGAATACATTGCAAGCCGCTCTGCAGATACCAACGATTATTTTGCTGACCCTATCGCTATCATGGACGCAGAGGTTATCAAAAATATGCCTGAAAAGAAAGATGCGAACAAGCTGCTTATTACTAAAGGTCAGGACGGTGTGGATAAGGCTGCAAAGTATCTGACATGGGACAATGCACCTCAATCGAAGAAAGACGAAATAGAGTGGCTTCAAGACCAAATCTATTCCAAGACATTCACACCGAAAATCAGTCTTGATTCGATGAAAAGTATATCTCAACTCTCGGCAAAGGCTTTACGCACGGTTATGCTGCTTGCAGACATCAAAGCGTCAAAGCACAAGGAAGTACACGATGAATTGTTGGACAGGACGTCCAACCTGATAACCGCAATTATCGGGAATGTCCTTGATGTGTCTCTGAAATCTCAGTGTGCAAACCTCCAAATCGGGCATGAGTTCCAAGAGCCATTCGGGGAAGATGTAACGGAAAGCATTACAAACATCGTCAAGTTATATGATTCGGAACTGTTGAGCCAAGAGGGAGCGGTTGAACTCAATCCTCTTGTCAAAGACCATGCAAAGGAAATGCAACGTATCAAGAAAGAGAAAAAAGAACGCCAAAAGGCGAATGAAGACCTATTCGGGAACAAGACTGAAGATGAAATACTACCAACGGCTGAATAATTGAGTTATGGCAACTGAAACAGGGAAAAAGGAATATCAGGAACTTCTCCAACGTACAGAGAACTATGCGGAACAAGTAAGAAAATTGTTGGCCAATGCGGTAAATGATATTCTTGCCTTCACAACCTCTGTACCGCATTTGGAAGAGGGAAAGGTATTCAGCTACTCTGACAACAAGAAAATAGCCAAGAAAGTAACTGACAGGCTTAGAGACCTACATTCCGCTGTTTATGCAGCAATCAAAAAGGATATTGAGCTTGAATGGGACGAAGCTAACAAAGCTTGCGATGCGCTGGCGGCTACCTGTTTCGGCAAAGAGATACTTTCAGACAAACGGTTTGCCGGATGGTTTGAAAGGAATACAGAGGCTATGGAGGCTTTCATCAGCAGAAGTGAAGCCGGGCTTAACCTATCAGACCGCATTTGGCAACCTGTGAAGCAGCTACGATCCGAAATGGAACTTGCAATGACCGTGGCCATCGGTGACGGTGACAGCGCATCCCAAATTTCAAGATATGTACGCCAATACTTAAATAATCCCGATAAACTTTTCCGCAGAATAAGGGACATGAATGACAACTTGAAGCTGTCAAAAGCTGCAAAGACTTATCATCCGGGGCAAGGTGTATATCGCTCATCGGCAAAGAACGCCATGCGTATTGCTCGGACAGAGACCAACATCGCATACCGCAGGGCTGACAATACACGCTGGCAGCAGATGGACTTCGTAATAGGTCAGGAAATACACCTGTCACGCAACCACCCTGTAACCGATATCTGTGACACACTTGCCGGAAGATACCCGAAAAACTTTGTCTTTGACGGATGGCATCCGCAATGCTTCTGCTATGTAGTTCCTGTTATGCTATCAGAAAAAGAGATGATGGCTTTGCAGCAGGCGAAACTGAACGGAGAGGATTATGACATTTCAGGCAAAGCCATTACCGATATACCTGATAACTTCAAATCATGGGCGATTGACAATGCAGAACGCATAGAGAGGGCAAAAGAACGTGGTACGTTGCCTTATTTCATCAGGAACAATAAGAAAACCGTTGACAGGATTATCAATCCCCCTACGGCTTTGGAAACAGCCAAAGAACGCCATGCTGCAAGGACACCCGAACAAATCAGGGACATCAAACGCCGTTGGACTTTGCGAAACGCAGAAATCAGGCATGTAAACAGGACACCTGAACAAGAGGAAGCCATACTCAAGGCATGGAACGACCGAAAAGCCACACGCAAATACGGCCAGAGTATTCTATCATACATGGGAGACATCTCGGACGTTGATACATCGGCATTGCGCAAAGCACTCAACGGAGGGAACACGGAAGCTGTACTCAAAGAGGCTCGTAACCTGAAAGCAATCGGTAAGGACATTCTCGGTTTGACCTATCTCGACAACCCGATGCAGGTTGCCCGTCAGTTCTCAATGGCAGAAGCAAAGGCTGTCAATGAAGCCGTACAGAAGAAGCTGGAGGGCTGGGCTGGTCTCTCTTTGGAGAAACAGAAATCCAAACTGTCGTTTGAGATAGACTGGGTGCAGAAGCATCAGAAATACTCCACATGGGAGGTGGCACAGAACGCCTACAAGAAACAGCTTGAAAAGGTGTCGGATGCCCTCGATTGGGATAACATCGGCAACGAGTTCAAGAGCATCAGCAGCTTCAAAACGAAATCGCAGCCGTATCTTGATCTTGTGGCGAAATTGCAGGATGCCATCTCCAGCAAGGACAAGCCTGCTGCACAGCAGACTATATTTGACATCAAGAAGAAACGGGAACAGCTCGACAAAGCGGCGGCACAACGGAACGCCAAAAAGCTATTCGGGAAAGGTCAATCAACAACCTTTGATGAGAGTGCATATACCAAAGAACGAAAGGATAAGGCTATATGGTGTAAGACATCCAGCAGTTCTGTAAACAAGTTCAAGGGCAAAGCGGATGAGATATACAATGCAGCTTCAAAAGACGAACAGGATGCTGCTTGGAGATACACTTCGGGAAGTGGATATGTAAACAGGCCGTTGAGAGGATATGACGGTGCATGGGGTAAATCCAACTTCAAGGGCATAGGGAACGTGCCTCTTGACAACGAAAATCCATTAGCACTGAAAGATATTGACAATCTGACAAACCTTATCAACAAATCAACCTACGATAAGGATATTTGGTTACAGCGTGGAGTTGATGATGGTGGATTAGCTGGATTCCTGCAACTTGAATCGTTGGACGAAAGTAGACTGAACGCCCTTGTCGGACAAAGCATTACTGATACCGCATTTATGAGTTGCGGAGCGGCAAAAGGTACAGGGTTTGGCGGCAATATAATAAACATCTACTGTCCGAAAGGAACGAAGATGCTCTATATTGACGGACGTTCCGCCTATGCTTCAGAGAACGAGATGCTGATACAAAGAAATACCCGATTTCGCATCACAAAGGTTGAGAAATCGGGATGGAGATACTTTATAGACGTTGAAGTGGTCGGTCAGATTTGACCTAAATACTGTTCTTTGTAGAATTTCTTAAATTCGGCGGGAGAACCTTCAAGCCAATACAAGAAACGGTTGTAAAGCATGGCTTTGAGAGTGGTAGGAACATCATCCTTGCTCTCAAAATCCTGTAAACCGTCTTTGACGTATTCGTCCCTGTAATCTACAAGTGTGGGACTTTCGTCAAGGAACATGTCAAGCCATTTCTTTTCATACTCCCAAAACTGAGCCTTACTGTCGTCTGCATAAGGGTTTTTCTGTTCACCCTTATAGTATCGGCATGAGGTCAATAATTCATCTCGTTTACTCATAGTTTGTTGTAGAATTTGGTTACCACGTTCTTCATCTCATCGGTAAGATATGACAACGCTATATCTTCCATGTATTCAGGAATGCCGTACATCGCTTCCGCAATACCTCCTGTTATCGCCCCTATCGTATCGCTGTCACCGCCAATCATCATAGCGTTTCGGATCGCTTCTTCAAAACTCGTGCTATTCAGGACACATGAAACTGACACAGGAACGGCGTTCATACATGTTTCATCAAACGGATTGGAGAACGGTACGAAGTTCGGTATTGCGCCGTACTCGCTTTTAATAAAGGCTTCCATATCCGCCTTGTTGTAGCCTTTACGCACCATCCAAATGCACAAGGCCGTAACCTGTGCGCCCTTGATACCCTCCGGGTGGTCATGGGTAATTTGGGCGGATTTTTCGGCTTCATTCATTACATCACCAAACTCGTTATCGAAATACAGCCCTATGGGGCTTACTCGCATCGCAGAGCCGTTGCCGAAACTGTAATAAGGTTGCGGATTATCTGAATGTACCCATTGTGCGAATGAGCCGCCATAGCCGCCCATAGGATTAGGAAATTTACGACACCACTCATGTACACTGTCCCGGTAGCTCTTGCCAGTCAAAATCGCATCAGCAACGGCAACGGTACAGATTGTGTCATCGGTAAACGAACACTCATTTGTGAACAGCTTGAAATTCTTGCTTCTTACATTGTTGAACTCGAAACGTGAGCCGACAATATCACCTATAATTGCTCCTAACATAGTTATTTTTATTGCGTTGAATGTTAATACAAAGGTACGGATTTTTTTTCAGGTACAGGTTTTAATAGTGGAAAAACTGCTGAGGTTTCGGTCCTCTTCCCGTTTTCTTCCTGATTAGCTCTCCCATGCGTATGATACATTTCCTGTTCTCGTATGGCTGTCTTGACAGGTCTTGCGTGTTTGTCAAAGACCTGTACCCTATACCGACCTGTGACGGTCTGAAAACCTCATATATGGCTGCTTGTGAACCGAAATAGAAGTGACGTTTACCGTCTATCGGCTCTTTCATCTCGACATGGTATATTTTACTCATCGTCTTCCTCCTTTCTTACAATTATCAGTTTACTACCCTCCGGCATCCTGAACGCCTTGTTGAACAGCTTCTGACATCTACGTGGTGGATTTATCCAACTTCTGTGATTTTCACCGAATACCGTGCAAAACCCCATTGAAGAATTACATCCAAGCCGTGAGCTTAGATAGGTATTGCCGCTGTTGAAGAACGGACACGTGCCGCAGCTTCCCGGTTTGTCATGGAATATTTCACCATTGATTGTTACCATTACTTTGCATCCCTTAATTGTTCGACTGTAACAGATATAACTCTCGCACACGCATAGAAAGCATTTGAGGTAAGCTGACGCTGCCATGCAGTGAAACGGGGCGACCAGCGAAAACCGTTATGCTTCAACTTTGAGATTGTTTCCTGATCCGGCTTTTCATCAAACAGGATTTGCAGCCTGTCCTCTGCATAGTTCTTTACAACCTTTCCACCATCGAACGCCAATTCAGCATCATCCCTGCCCCGTATTTCGCTTTCTCTTTTGATTGAAGCCTGCACTACTTCCGACAGCCTCCAAAACTTGTGACGGGCTGTGAATATCGGTTTCGGCAATGTTCCGTTAAGCTCCTTAATGTATTCTGTCGCTTTCTGTATTAAATCAGCCTTGCCGTTGTTGGCGATGCGCTCTAACTTGCCGTACAAACTTGAAATGAACAGGGAACGCATACTGTATTTGTTTACGCCCGTATCAATGTCTTTCAACGTGTTTGCAGTACTGATTATCTCCATTCGGAGACGCAGCCATTCTTCCGACCGCTTTTGTTCTTCCGGCTTGGCTTCTTCCATACGTCTGTTTATGGCTTTAATCGCCTTTACACGCCAATTCTCGAACTCGTTCAATGCATTATCATAGGCATTGTTAGCTTTATTATTTCTTGAAGTCGGGAAACGGGCTGGTCCTGTAATCATCGGGCTGAGTATCCGTGAATGTCTTTCGAATAACGTGCGTACCCACTCCCTAAATTTTTCCGTGTAGCGTTCTCGCTCCTCTCCCAGTATCTGTTTCAGATCATTTTGCAAGGTATCTTCATACGAATGGATATAAAACCTTGCACGTTCTTCGGGTGTATGGCTCGTACCCTCGAAAGCTCGGACAGCCAAATTCCACAAGTCCTCGAAATTTTCTTCATATCTCCATGAAACGACCTCCCATTTCGCCATTTCGGTATTGTCGTCATTCACGATGATATCATTGCCGATGATATGCGCTCTCTGTGAGCCGAAGAAGTTACGACTTACCTCATGTTCTCTGAACTTGAAAGTCAATACAGGTGCATCCGGGTTGTTTATTTCTCTTACTGTTGCTGCTCTGTGGCAGTTCTTCTTTGTCAAAATTGTAGTTTCCATATAAAAATTCAGTTGCGTTGAATTATTGTTTATTTAATCAGTTCTCCATTTTGTCCTATCCAAAGCATAGCGTCCTGTCCTTTGTAGTTGAAATCAAATGCTTTGTTCTTGGTATTATACCACCCCTCTAAGATTGTTCCCTCTTTAAGACCTCTAATCTCATCAAGGCAATGTTTGCCGAACTCGGTAGAAACCTTTACTACCGCCTTAGTTCTTTTTTGTGTATTAATCACATGGATCGCATAGCACATCATCATTTTATCTTCTTCAGTTCCCATGTTGAAAATACGCCCTACATAGTAATCACGTGCTTTCTCCGGGCTTAGATTTATCGGGGTAATAAATTCGTCTTTCTCGCCGTTGTCGGCTCTTAGAAACACCTGTACCGTTGTCCGTATCATAATCTTGCCCATTCTTCAAATGTTATGTAATATCCGGTTCTGATGAAAAGCATATCGCCCGAACCGTCATCCCACCAATCATTGCAATGGGAAATGTATCTGCCTATTTGGTTATTGTGTGCAGGGCACAACTTCTTGTATATTGACTTAAACATCGTGGAAACAATACGACCTTTGAAGTGTCCGGCAAGGTGCGCATCATTGGTGCAATATCCGTACATTGATACTGTCTCTATTTTACCGTTTTCATCCAAGAACTCCCAATCCGAGCTTCCCCATCCTCCCTCATTGATAGTATCTTTAAGGAGTTGTTTTTCGTCAGCCGTAAGAGCTGAAACTATCTGCTCAACTTGTTGCATTGTTGCTCTCATATCCGTTTTTATTTGCTGGTTAATAATTAGCTATTCGTTGTTTGGTATTTGCTACAAAGGTCTTGTTTGACCCTTTGAGGTTGATTTCTCCCAAGTTTTCCCAATCCCCGTTAGCCCATGTCTTTGTTATGCAAGAACCTTTGTACTTATCAAGATTGGCTTTGATGAGCTTTTTTGCAGGAGCAAGAGAGTAGAATATAAACGTATCTTTCCATTCCTCACACTCTACACCGTATTCCCATTTCTTCAACTCTTTGTTAAACCTGTCGCCTGTATAAGTGTGCTTTACAGGTTCACTAAAATAAACTGTGTACTGTTTCATAGTCATTCCTCCGATAATGCCGTTATAAGTTCATTGTATTCCGCCAAAGTAGCCACGACTATTGCAATAGTATCGCTGTCGTTCCAGACGTCAAGCGATGAAAGTTTGCAGATAGCGTTACCTATTGCCGCTTGTCTGCTTTTCAAGTCATATCCGTAACCGTCTGTATTTCGTATTTCATTCACCAATTCGATTGACTTTCTACTCAATGAAAAATTCTCCATTGAACATAGCCGATTTAATTTTCTTAAAGTTGTTTCCATACTAATATATTATTAAATTGTTTTGTTAATTATCAAATCGCTTTTTCGCTATTTAACGCAATACCTGTATCTCATCTAATAGTTTTCTGACTTCATCCCAGATACTTTCGGTTTTACAGCATCCTCCTTTCGGCTGTTTGATTGGGTGTGCCAATTTTTCGGACAGCTTTATAAGGATGTTTGCAAGTTTTTTTCGTTCTTCATAGAGGGTGCGCACTTGCACCGTTTTACGCTCCACTTCTTTCAATACCGCAGGATTCTCTACCCATAACCTACAAAATGCGTCTTTTTCAAGGTCAGTGTTCATGTAGGTTTCCTCTATTGTCTTGTAATCTTCCGCTGTTACTTTTAATCCCGTGCGTTCCTCAAATTCTTTCTGTGTCATATCATTCCGATTTTTTATTTACTATTGCATTCAATATTGTTTCGTTGATTGGTGTCATAATTTTGTTATAGTAAAATTTCAACGATGCAAATTTAAGCATAACAAAATTAACAACCAAACAAAAAAGCAATTATTTTTCAGTTTTGATAAAATTTACCCCGAAACTATTTTGTCAAAGCAAAATTCTTCCTACCTTTGCAAGCAGGTAAACAATTTAATTATAACTAAATATGTTGCGGATAAAAGAAATAATAAAAGCCAAAGGAATTACCGCAAAAGAGCTTGCGGCAAAAATTGGTATCAGTGAGGGGGCGTTATCCCTTGCTATTAACGGAAATCCAACGGTCGAAACACTTGTAAAAATCGCCTCCGCCTTGGGCGTGTCAGTATCTGAATTGTTTGACGCTCCGAAAGAGGGGGTTATCCATTGCCCGAACTGTGGAACGGAACTCAAAATAAAGATTGAATAACCTTGCATCATCTTTCCTTTCGTTGTGGGGTGGAGCTTGCGCCCTACCCCTTGTTTATTCTTTACGGTTTCAATATCTCGATTAACATTTCCTTATCTGCCTCCCACAGGTTGAAGCCTCGTTCAATCTTGCGCCTCAGATACTCCCTTTCTCCAAGCATTAATATTGCCCTATTTCGTAGATCGGTTGAGCTGCATTTCTCTGCCTGTTCAATCAGGAAGTTTTCAAGGCTCTTGCGTTCATCGAACAACTCTCGCACTAAAACCGTTTTGCACTCAATCTCTTTCAACGCTGCCGGGTTCTTCATCCACAGGCTGCAAAACAAATCCTTGTCTATGTCCGTGTTCATGTAGCATTGCTCAACCTCTGTGTAGTCGCCTACCTTTAGTTTTAGCCCGGTGCGGTCTTCAAATTCTTTCTGTGTCATATCCTTTGTTTTATTAGTTCGATATTATCATGTCGTTTGTTTTACTGCAAAGATACATCTTAATATCGCATATTCAAATAAAAAATGATATTTTATTATCGTTTTTATATTATTTAACGATGCTACAATATCGTGTTATGTAAAAAAAACTACATTTGCATATACGATTATAATATATTTATGGAGCTAAAAGTAAAAGACCTTATTAAGCAAAAAGGTATGACTATGCAGCAATTTGCTGAAATGTTGGGTGTAACACGAGATACTCTAACAAGAAACATTAACGGAAATCCCACGTTAGAAACTTTAATACGTATTGCAAATGCTTTAGGGGTAGATATTACAGAACTATTTGTAAAGAATACCTCTGATTCCGAAGTAAATGGCTATGTTAAAGTGAAAGAGATACTTTACGAAGTTCATTCATTCGAAGATTTGGAGAAACTATTAAAATTAAAATAACAATGGGATTTTTTGATTTTCTGAAACATAAAGAACTTACTGAAATAACACTTTTGAAAAAAGACCTTGAATCAGCAAAAGAGAAATAGAATAAAATTACGTTGTTCCTATTGTGGAAAAGATGTAAAGTTAAACACTGAAAAATAATTGAATTATGGCACTTATAGAATGTCCCGAATGCAAGAAGCAAATCAGTGATAAGGCTGTTTCTTGCCCAAATTGCGGCTATCCATTGAAACAACAGCACACGAATAATGCAGATGAGAATGAGTACCTGTGCTGTCCGAAATGCCATTCCAAAGAGTTGCATTCAGAGCATCAAGGCTTCAGCGGTGGAAAGGCGTTAGCTGGTGCAGTGCTTACAGGAGGCATTGGCATATTGGCTGGCACTATCGGAAGCAAAGAAGTAAGGATAACCTGTCTTAAATGTGGACACCATTTCAAAGCCGGAGAAGCACTCATAGAGAAAGGCGATACGGCAAAAAATGAAATGGAAGCTAAAATAGTGGACTTTCTGAAACAGGACAAGCTGGTTAATGCCCTTGAATTGTACCGAAAAGAAACGCATCAGGGCTTCAAACAGTCTATGGACTATATCCACGCTGTAGCATACAAACATAATATCGAAATAAAGCAGGATAAAAGCTCTATCAATGTCGGTAAAATCATCCTTATTTTGGTATGTATAGGCGTTATAGTCTTTTTCGTCTTTCGGATTTTGAGAAATTATTTCGGGATAGGTTTATAAACAATCAATATAGAAAATTATGGATCAGGAATTACAAACCATATTACAGGAATGCGACACGCTGAAAGCCCGTCTTTCGGCAATGCGCCCCTTGCCTGTTGAGGCTCTGAAAAAGATTGAGGACGCTCTGGCCATAGAATACACCTATGAGAGCAACCGTATCGAGGGGAACACGCTCACGCTTCAGGAAACGGAGCTTGTGGTAAACGAGGGCGTGACCATTTCGGGAAAATCCATGCGTGAACACTTGGAGGCGATAAACCATGCGGAAGCGATAGACTACATCAAGGACTTTGCAAAACAGAACATCGAGATAAGCGAACGTACGATAAAGGATATACACGCCCTTGTGCTGCATGGTATAAACAGAGAGAACGCCGGGAAATACCGTAACGTCCCCGTGATGATTTCAGGAAGCCGACACGTGCCGTCTCAACCTTTCCTCATAGAAAAGCAGATGGAGGACTTTATGATTAAGTTCCATGAAATGGAGGCTGAAAAGGTGCATCCTGTCCTGATAGCCGCTTATCTGCATGATGAGCTGGTGCGCATTCATCCGTTCATTGACGGCAACGGGCGCACGTCCCGGCTGCTGATGAACCTGTACCTGCTCCGCAAGGGCTACACGCTTGTAAACCTCAAAGGCTCTGACGATGCGAAAATAGGCTATTACAAGGCTTTGGAGGTTTCGCACGTTGAGAAACAGCCGGAAGCGTTCCAAAAACTCGTAGCGGAAGCAGAAAGGGCTTCTTTACAGCGGTATTTGTCTATATTGGGTGACACTGAACAATAAACATTTAGTTGATTGGTTATGATTTGCTTTCATTTTAATACCTTTGAAGTATCGGAAACATCCTGAATCTTTGTAAGATTTTATTAATTAATAACTTACAGAACAAATCGGAATCGATGTTGTTCCCTACAAAAAATCCTGCCATTGAGCAGGATTTTTTTTATTTATATATATGCTCAATAAGCACTTAATCAATGAAACATAAGGGTTGTATTTAATACCTGCAACCTTTGTGAGAAAAATTTCAAAAAAAATCCATTCAATCAACTAAAAAACAATAAATAACGCATTAATCCACTACTTATAAGATTAAAAAAATATATGTGCTTAATAAGCACATATATAGGATTTATGGTTATATTTGCACAAAGTACAAACGTTACATTGAAAATTTCAGAGTATGAAGAAGAAGTTATTAACGCTCCTGACCGGCAAATGCAAGGATATGGGGCTTACAGAAAAGGCACTCGGCGAGCTTGTAGAATTAGGCTCGGAGGGTCTTTCTGACGATGCTTCTGATGAAGACATCGTAAAAAAGGTGGATTCACTTGTGCCATTTGCAAAGGCTATGCAAGCGGAGATAACGAGGAAGACACAGAAAAAGCAATCAACCACGAAACAATCTACCGAAGAGGAAGAGGGTAACGGTGAGGGCGAGAACAAGGGCGGTAATGATGTTCCTGAATGGTTCAAAACTGAAATGCAGAAGCGAGACAAGCAGATTTCAGACCTCATTAAAGAGAATGAAACGCTCAAAGCGAATGAAACAAAGAAAAGCCGTTCGGAACAAATTGCAGCCAAAGCTAAGGAACTGGGCATTCCCGATTTTCTGATGAAGCGTTTTAGCATCGCTGACGATGCAGACATTGAAAAGGAACTGACGGAATATGCGCAAGACTTGGTAAACAACAAACTCATGTCAAAAGACAGTGCACATGAGTTAAGCAGTTCAGAAGAAGCTATGCGTAAAGAAGCCAAAGCGTGGGCGGAATCACTGCCAAACAACTAATTGTTTAACCCATTAAAAATTTGAAGCAATGGCTATCGAATTTAAGAAAACAGCTTTTTCGGGCAATACTCCTGTAATTTGGAGAGGAGAATGTAAGATGTTGCCCGGCGGCTTCAAGCCGAAACAGACCTTTCCTATCGGTACTGTATTGCGTAGAGGTCTGTTTATTCAGGTGGATTTTAACGACATGACCGCAGGTGTATTGAAGCTCGCAGAAGTTCAGACAGGAGGTTCAACCACAGCACCACGAGTTCCCAAAGGACATCTTTTCGCTGTCGGGGATAAGGTGCAGAAGTATGGCGATACCAAACATACCACCGTACAGAGCATTGATACCTCAAATGCCGACTATGATGTAATTACTTTGGCAGCAGAAATTACGGGATTGGCTGCAAAAGACATTCTGATTGAAAGTGACGGACAGGGAACAGCCAAACCTGCCTACATTCCAAATGCGGTTATCGGTGCAGACCTTGAATTTAAGGGTACAGGCATTCCGACCATTGATGCGGCTTACGAAGCTGTTGTCATGTTCAACCACCTTTCACACCCTATTCCTGCCGATTGGCAGCAAGGAATGTGCTTGAAGTCTAACCCTAACATTGTGTTAATTAAACAGTAAAGATTATGCCTCCTTTCTTGTATAGTTCAATTTTCGGCGAATTGACGAAAAACGTTCAAATTCGCTTTGACGCTGCATCCGAATTGAATAAAAAGCTCTTCGACAACGTGATTTTCGAGCGTTTCATGGACTGGGACACTCCTACAATCGGTCTTGACTTCGAGGAACTTATCGGGCAGTATAACTTGACTGTTGCCGCTCCGACTATTGGCGACAGCTCAAATGAAGCAATACTCGGCACTAACGGCTTGGAAACTCTCAAAGAGAAGATTATCAACCACGCCATCACGTTGCCTATGACCATTCAGGAATACCGTAAGGTGCTGCAAATCCTTGACAGCAAGTCAATCCCTGACAAACAGAAAAAACAGCAACTTATCACGATCATGTGGGGTAACGTGCAGACACCCGTCAAAGGCGTATTGGCAAAGTTGGATATGATTTTCTTGGGAGCTTTATCAAACGAGGGAGTGTTTACCCTTGATGAAAACACAAACCCTGAGGGCGGTGTACGTGGGTCTATCAAATTCAATCAGCCTGATGAAAACATCGCAAGTGCAAAGAAAGAATGGTCTGACGGAAACATTGATACCGTTGATTGTTTCGAGGACATTCAGGCAATCATAGATGCGGCTCAGGACAAGACGGTATTCGACAAAGCATTGTGCGCCCCGTCCCTTATCTCTTTCATGTGCCGCTCTAAGAAGATGAAGCAGATGATTTGGGGTACTGACAAATCATCACGCATGGTGCAGCTAAAGGACATCAACGAGTATATGTCACAGAACAGCTACCCGTTGTTTGAGCCTATCCGCAGACAGGTTATGATACAGAACGGTACTTCACGTACACCGTACACCCCTTGGAACGCCAAAAACATGGTATTTATCCCGGAGGGCAAACTGGGTATCGTGAAGAATGCTTATGCGAACAGCGAACTGAAAGCAGAGCCGGGCGTCGCTTATTCAAACTACGGTCGTATCCGTGTATCTCAATGGGGAGTCGGTGAAACTCAAAACTCAAAAGGCGTTGAGTTCACCAAAGCTGAAGCATACGCACTTCCTGTTATTACTGAAATGAACGGTATCTATACCCTCAAAACAAAAACCTAATATGGATAACCTGAAAGCATTGAGAAGTATATGCAACGCCATTTGCAACACGTTCTATCCCGACCGTGCGACAATGGAAATTATGTTGTTCAATGAGGGCATAAGCATTGATGCGGAAGCCACACCGAAAGACGTAAAACTCTTTCGTGTGGCTATACGTCTTGTCAAGGGCTACGTTGAAAGCAGCCGGAACGAAAACGGCGTTTCAATATCGGTCCGTGAAGATGCAATCAACGAGAACATCAGAATTTGGTGCAAGGATTACGGTCTTGATGCTGATGATTACCTGTTGTCGGTAAAGACGATTGAGAACGGTTCAAACTTATGGTAATGCTTTATGAGAACAAACGGATTTCTGCAATACGAGATTATCAAAAAAGGCTCTGACTTTGACAAGTACGGAGAACCTGTTACGGGGGCTTCTGTTGAATGGAGCGAGCCTATACCATGTTCCATTAAAACCAACAGCGACAACTGCAAAGGAAAGTACGAAGATGGGGAATTTCGCATGGCTTCTTTCACGGTCTTGATAGAAGAACAGGATTTCAACGCCAACCGAATACGGCTTGAACGCTCAGGCAGGGAACTTGGGGAATACCGAGTGCAGAACATCGAAGATTTGGAAGCATCAGGCAGAATTAAAATCACGTTATAATGGCATCGATTACCATACAAGGAAACAACTCCATACTTGGTATTGTAAAGAATATCAAGGTCAAGACGGACAACCTGAAAGAGCGTTGCGTTGAGATATTTTGCTACGTGGGCGAGCGTTGTGTTACGGAAGCCCGGAAAGCTGGAGAATACAATGACATCACGGGCAACCTGCGAAGCTCTATCGGTTATGTGGTCTTGCTAAATGGCAGGGCATACCAGTATGGCAAACCCAAAACGTATCGTGGTCGCCAAAAGGTCAAAAACTCCAAAGGAAGACTTGTAAGGAGCAAGGGGGACAACGGAGTGAAAGAGGGACAAGCCGTATTGGATAAACTTGCAGAAGAATTTACTGCAAAATACCCCAAAGGCATAGTCCTGATAGTGGCGGCAGGTATGAAATACGCTGTTTACGTGGAAGAAATACATAATTTGAACGTAACCGCATCGGCTGAATTGCTTGCCGATGAATTAGTGCCACGCCTTTTATTGCAACTCGGATTTAAGAAAGTATGGTATGGCAACGAAAACGGAGAAACGCATAGAACGTGATTTTTACGAGTTTGTTTGCAATAGCGAACTTGCAAAATCAATATCCGGCACGATTTACCGCAAAGGTATGAGACCGACCGATTCCGACAAGGAAGACATCGTAGTGAAATTTCTTGCCGGGTTGGACGAACAGGTACAAAGCGGTATCATGGTGCTGAATATCTATGTACCAGACACGACCATACGAAGCACGGGCGCAAAGGTGGAAGACATCAAGCGCATAGACGAGTTGGAGGAACTTGCGCTGTCATTTGTTGAGAACAACGACAGCAACGAATACGACCTGTCAAAAGACGGTACGCCTAAATCATTGGAAGCAGAGGGCATAGAGCAACATTTCATTCAGGTAAGAATAAAGTACAGAAGAATAACAATTTAATTCTCAAAGAATATGGCAAAGAAAGTAATCATGTCGTGGTCAAAGTGCAAGATTGAATTTGGAAAGACAGGTGCAGATGAAGCGATGGCTACCGAACTCTTCAACATCGGCACGATCAAGGACAAAAGTACCTCCATGACCACAGAGGATGGAGACACCTTGCAAGCGGTTGCTACCGGGGGTATAGTGGTATCAGAGGAAGAGGGAGAACCTCAAGTAAGCATTACCACCCGTATCATGGAAATGGACTTTGATACGGAAAGCAAGCTGACGGGAGCAGAGAAATCCGGAGCGTCAGGAAGTGAAACACTGAAAGTGACAACCAATGTCATAGCTGACGACTACTCATTGAAGCTGACCCCTAAAAATATCGGGGCAACGGGAATCAAGGCAAGACGTACTCATATCTCTTTCCGTCCCGGATCTTCAGAGGAAGAAGGGCAGTATGTAGACGTCACGTTCAAAATCCTTGCGTGTGAAGACGGTGAACTTTACACCAAGTTCAAGGTTGCGGCTGATGATTGGGCCAAGACAATACAAGCGTCACCCGCCAGCCTCGATTTTGAATCTACGGTGGATAGTACAGGAAAAAAGTTCACAGTATCGCCATCCGGCATCAACGCCACAGCCCAGTCTGACCAGTCGTGGGCGAAAGTTGTCATGAGCGGGGATATAGGAACTGTGACAACCACCGCCGCAAACAGTACCGGGTCTGACCGCACGGCCAATATCACGGTAACTGCCGGAAACCTTACGACTAAGGTAACCGTAAAGCAGAAGAAAGCGGCATCGTAGGATAATTGACGAGTGGAAAGACACCCCTTTGCTGTTCGGTAGGATAGAACAGCCATTCGGAGGGTTGGCAGAGTGGTTTATTGCACCTCATTGCTAACGAGGCGTGCGGAAACGCACCGGAGGTTCGAATCCCCCACTCTCCGCTAATTTTTAATACAGACAGTTATGACAGAACAAACCATTGAAAGCAAAGTCGCATCGGCTATTCTTGAAAGACCTATCGCAACGATAGAGTTAGATGGGGTAACATACAACATTGCACCACCATCTATTGCGACATTGATATTAGTATCTGAAATCGTATCTACACTTCCACAGGTTGAGCCGATAAGTAGAGATAATATTACTTCGTTTGTCTTGCATAATGCAAAGGACTACCGTATGCTTGGAGACATTGTAGCGGTACTTATTTTAGGTGCAAAAGGTTTAACGAATACTGTAACCCGAAAGGTCATAAGAAAGCGTTTCTTTGGGCTAATAAAAAGCGAAACGGAAGAAACTGTAACTATTGACAGGAAAGCAGAGTTATCAAAAATCATTTTGGATAACATTCGCCCGTCCGTAATGTTGAACATCATTATCCGCAGGCTTAACGACTTGGAGATTGGCGATTTTTTCGGTATTACCACTTCCCTAAGCGAAATAAATCTTCTAAAACCGACAAAGGAAGTGGAGAACTAAACGACAGCATTTGGGCTACCGTACTTGGGATAGCAAAGACTTTCGGAATAACGGAAAAACGAGCCCTGTACGACATCAGTTACACGAATGCCATCATGTATACTCGTACCGTTCCGATGTATGTAGACAAGAGCGAAAGCGAAGAACACCCCCTATATGATGATACACTCGATGCAAACAATGTGGATAATTTCAATGATTTTGAAGATGAGCAAATAATAAGGGTATGAGTGATAAAGAAAGATTAGCCTATGCAATAACTCTTGATACGGCACAGTTGGAAGCGGCAGCGAAAAAAGCATCCAACGAGTTCAAGAACATAGGCGGCAATATAGAGAACGAGAGCAGGCGTATCGACAGCGCAATGAGGACTATCGGTACTGCCGCCGCAGCATACTTCTCCGTTACCGCCCTGACGAACTTTGCACGTAGCGTTGTGCAGGTCAGGGGCGAAATCGAGTCGCTTGAAATCTCCTTTGCCACCCTGCTCGGCTCGACAGACAAAGCCAAAGAGCTGTTCGGTGCTATCCGTGATTTCGAGGTAAAGACACCTATGACGCTCGAACCTCTTGCCAAAGGCGCACAGACACTTCTCGGTTTCGGCGTGGCGGCTGAAAAAGTAATGCCAATCCTGAAACAAATCGGCGACATCTCTATGGGCAATGCCGAGCGTTTCCAGTCCCTTGTGCTGGCTTTTGCACAGGCATCGGCTAACGGCAAGCTCATGGGTCAAGACCTGCTGCAGATGGTAAATGCAGGTTTCAACCCGTTAAACCAAATGTCAAAGGACACGGGAAAGAGTATCGCAGAGCTACGGGATGAAATGTCGCAGGGCGCAATATCCGCAGAAGACATGGAAAAAGCCTTTGCTTCTGCAACGGCAGAGGGCGGTCAGTTCTACGGTATGCTCGAAAAGCAATCGGAGGGCATAAACGGTGCGTTATCCAACTTGGAGGGCGCATGGAACTCAATGCTCAACGAGATTGGAAGCAGCCAGCAGAGCGTGTTCGTAAGCGGTGTGAACCTGCTTACTAATATGGTAGAGCATTACGATGTGTTTATGAACGCCATATTGTCTGTTGCAGCCGCATACGGGAGTTACAAAGCCGCTCTCATGGCTGTATGGGTGGTGGAAAAGGCACGAAACCTTACCGATAACATACGCCTCATTATGATGTTCCGAAAGGAAATGACACTTCTCACGGCTGCACAACAGGCATTCAACATCACGGCTTGGGCAAACCCATACGTATTGCTCGCAGCCGCTATTATCGGGGTAGTTACGGCTTTGGTACTGTTTACTGACAATGCCACCAATGCGGAAGAAGCACAGGTTAAGCTGAATGAAGAAAGCGATGAGTACCGCAAGAAATTGGACGAACAACGTAAGTCCATAGAGGACTACATTAATATCATCAGGGACAAGACAGAAACCGATTATTCGCAGATAGCAGCGTATGAACGGTTAAAGGCACTATGCCCGGAACTGACCAACGAATACACCATGCAGGAATTGGCAACCGCCAATCTTGCAACCACAACAAAGAAACTGAATGAAATACAGGAGCAACAAGAATACCAACATAAGATTGATGAACTAAAAAAATATAAATCCTTGCTTGAAAATATCAAAGCGGCAGAAGAGGATTGGACTAAATTATCAGAAGATAATGCCGACCTGTTGCGCTCAGTATTTGGTACAGGGTTACTTAAAAACAAGCAAGAGCAGGTGCAAGAATACGTAAACGGTTTGCAAAAGAATGTAGATGAAATGAACCGTTTGCGTAAAGAAGCCGAATATAACGCATTACCGCTTGAAACCAAACTTGAATTTGCAATCAAAGATCGTGATAAAATCAAAACCGAATTTGAAAAGGTCAAGAAAGAATTTGAGGAACAGCAGAAAAAGGCTGAAAGCAAATTTGGTCTGTGGAACGTGGATATATTCCTGAATCTACATTTCAAAAATTTGCAGGATAGCCTGAAAAACGCAGATGCAAAGGTAGCTGCACTGCAATCGCAGAAAGCAACCCAAACCACATTCAAGCAGGATTATGAAGCAGCTAAAAAGGCCTGGGAAAACGCTAAGGCTGAACTTGAAAAGATTAACAAGGACAGGCAGAATTATACTTCCCAACAATACGAGGACGCTAAAGCCGCATACGACACGGCAGAGAAAGCGTACAAAGACCTCGGAGGTGATACAAAAGAGAATGACAATCTCAAAAAGACCGCAGAGGAACGCAAAAAGATACTTGAAGACATCGCCAAACAGCGTCAGCAGTTGTTGAACGACATTTCAGATGTAGAGACAGCCGCCCTGCAGGATGGCTTAAAGAAAAGACTTCAAGAAATCGAAAACCGGCGTACACAGACTTTGGCTGCTATTGACCGAGAAGAAGCCGCCCTTGCAAAGAAATTAGATAAAGTCGGCCAGACACTTTCGGAAAGCGACAAGCAGGGCTTTCAAGCAAAACGTGATGCTGCAAACGCCAACGCCACACAAGAAACCCGGAAAGCCGAAGAAGAAAATGCGTCCTACATCAAAGGTCTGTACGAGAATTTGGCAGATGTTTTCATGTCAGAGGAAGAGCGTAAGGTAAACGCCATAAAACGTACTTATCAGGAACAGCGAAAGCAACTCGGTAAAGACCTTGCAGGGGGCAATATCAATCAGGAACAATATAATGACCTGTCCGGCAAAATAAACGCCGCAGAAGCAAAGGAAATGACCGATTATTGGCTTTCCACATACGGTACTTACTATCAAAAACGCGAGCGACTTGCACAGGAATGGGAAGCACGTATAGCGAAAATCCCGGCTGAATTTCAGGAAGAAGCAATGCGTCAATACAAGGAGGCTTTGTCAAACCTTGATATTGAAGCGAACAAAAGTACTTCTGCTATCAGTCAGCTGTTCGGGGACATGAGGGATAAGACCATCAACGAACTTGACGCTATTAATGAAAGAGGACAGGCAGCGTTGGAGTTTCTCAAATCGGGAGAATGGGACGAAGATAAAGGCAAGCAGTTCGGTATCACCAAAGAAACGTTTGATACATGGAGCAAGTCTCCTGAAAAACTGAAACACATATCAGACGCTCTCCGTGACAACAAAAGGGCGGCAGATGAATTACGTCCGGCATACGAAAAGATAGCGGACGGGCTAAAAAAGTTGTTTAATTCAGGTAACGATACAAAAAAACTGAATGAGGCTTTAGCTGATATTCAAGAGGGATTGAATGAAATCATGCAGGTCGGATCTTTCTTATCCGATACATTTTCCGATCTCGGAGACGCTTTCGGTTCTGATGCCTTATCCGGAATTGCTGAAGGTATAAACGTGGCTATGGATGCGGCCAACTCTGCAATGTCAGGTGCAGCAGCAGGTGCGATGTTCGGTCCTATCGGCGCAGCAGCAGGTGCGGCAGTAGGTCTTGTAAGTTCTCTCGTTTCTTCAATAGCGCAGATACACGATGCCAAGATAGAGAAAAACATACAGCGGCTACAGGAACAAGTAGATACGCTGGAAACATCATACGAAGACCTCGACCGGGCAATAGAAAAGGCTTATTCTTCCGATGCTTCAAAACTTATTGAACAGCAGAATACGTTGCTTGAACAGCAGAAAGTACTCATTGAACAGCAGATACGAGAGGAGCAAGACAAGAAAGATACAGACGATGAGCGCATAAAGGAGTGGCAGGATAAACTGCATGAGATTGACATTGCTATTGC